TGCATTCGAGTATTCCATCGATAACACCCTCCACTCACGTGTCCAGGCACTCCATGGTGAAAACACATACACCGTGGAGCTCTGTGTTATTGCTTGGACTAGTCTTCTTGCGGATACGCCTCTACAATCTGAGTTGAAGCCCGTGTCTAGCATCAAGCGATTCTTTCATCGCACTTTGCTAGAAACTAAGGCCCAGATTCTTTTGTACGGTGAATTGGCAGATGCTCTTCTATCTTCATTAGAGCATTCCGATCAAGGAATTACAATGTTCTTTGATCGAAGATTTATGACTACTCCTATATTTCGGGAGTATCATGAATTCTACCATACCCACCGCCCCGACCTTCTCAAGTGGATCCTCAGCTTCTGTTATTTTGCAAAGAAGCTTAGTTATGTGGATCCTGAGTTGAAAGCCACTGCCTTTCGCAAATGGCTTGATGTCGAGGAAAGACTGCGTCAAATCGATTGGAGCGATCCTATTCGAGTCGCAATAACTTCGCAGCTGAGGAAGATTCTCTCGATTGTTTTCGAGAAATTCCGCCTACAAACATTCCTCCCAGTACATGGGAGTGGTGCAGTAGCAACTCGTGGAGTAAAAGCGATCGACGAAAAATGTCGCGCTATGTCGTACGATGCAAGGATTGACGCCTTGTACTTCAGGTGGTCAACTGGCAATCCTATGTCATCCGTTCTCCCGAATGGTGCATGGGAGTCTGAGGAGGAAACCCAGAATAGAGAAGCACGTCTGGAGTTTGTAGACAAGGACATGCGCAATGCGCGTTCCATTTGCATGGAGCCGCCCACTTTGCAGTACTCCCAACAGGGAGTTCGCCTGTACTATGAACTCTTTTTGACGCAGTGTCCTTTCCGAAAGTACATCGATATCTATAATCAGCAGCTCTCACAAGATGCTGCTGTATTTGGATCCGATATACCTAACTCGGTAGACACGATAGACTTGTCGAGTGCAAGTGATTCCGTAGCTTGGGAGATGGTGAAAACTATTTTCCCTAGCCAGGTATTAAAACATCTGGCTGCCACGAGATCAACTACAGTACTTACTCCTTATCAGAGTGATCCTATCAAGGTGCTTAAATTCGCACCCATGGGATCTGCACTATGTTTTCCGGTGCAGAGTACTATCTATGCTGCAGTAAGCTTACTTGCAGCTGTGATATTCGACCTGGGTTTGGGACTGGCTGATATAACCGTTAAACCTCTATGTGATTATGAGGCGGCGATGGAGCGGCTCTTCTACGAAGAGTATTCCATTACCAGCGGGAAACTTCAGCCTTTTCGCATATATGGTGATGACATAGCCTGCGACTCGCGGGTGACGTCTATAACCATTGATCTATTGCGTCAGCTTGGCTTTGTAGTCAACGAGGAGAAAAGCTTCGTTGGATATCAAGCTTGCCGTGAATCATGCGGTATTTACGCATTTAACGGGGCTGACGTGACTCCGATCCGCTACAAAGTAAAGCCTGTTGCGGAATCGATGAAGATTGAGGCCTTGGGGTCTTTCATAGACCTCGCGAATCGAGCATTGGCATATAACTACGTAAACCTCCGTAGTCATATGATTCATATCGTGCTGTTTTACCGAGTTTACGGTGTGACAACACGAGAAAATCCTGTCCTATTTACGCGTGACAGGACCCAGTCGTTCGCAATCTTCAGTGAGAATCCCCATAATACACGCCTGAGAAAGCGTATATGGAGAGCTGGGCAGAATCCTAACTCCTCCGCGACCTATATTAGGTTTCAGAGAAGTGAGGTGCGCAGTATCACAGTCACCATGCGAGGGAAAAGGGTTGTCAAGGAATATGACAACTACTTCTATGTAGCATGGCAAAGATCGCATTTCGGGGAGGAAGTGAAACAGCCTATCTATCTACATGGGTTTGAATTCCCTGAGATAAGTACGGCTACTTCCCGGTATGCATCGCGTGGGGTGCGAGTCGGTTGGAGATGGACGCCAGCCGGCGACTAACCCTTGTGGAGGCAGCGGAACAGGGCAACCTGTGGTTGATATAACACCAGCAGGAGCA